CAAAAAGCTTTCGCTCATCTTCAGTCAATCCTTTACGAACATCTTTGAAGTTGAAAGTCTCAGGCTCTTTTTCGATTTCACCTAGGTGTGAAACGATATCTTGCAGATCGTAGGTAAAAACATCTGTGAGAAGTACGACATCTTTGCCTTCATCGCCTTCCTGATAGTGCTTACCGTAGTTCTTTGTGCCTGGAACCCGTAACACCCTAGCTGCGTCTGCTGGGACATCTGGGTCTATGATGAGATTTTTCTCGTAGCAAAGTTCTTTGAACCTTTTTGCATACGGTAGCCATTCGCTAGTCTCTATCTGTTCACTAAGTATCCAATAGGCATGAACGCCGTTACCTGAGTCAACTACAACCGGCTCGGGTAGTCCTGTGTCCTTAATAAACTTAGCCAGCGCAATAAAGGCTTCTTTCTGAGTGTCATAGCTATTGTTAACCTTACCAACGTCTAAATCTACAAAAAAACTTTTTAGATAAATGCTCTCGTTTGCCTTACGAGCCATGCCGCTAAAAGATGCCAACGCAAAATAGATGTTCCTTCCCGGTTCCCTTAGTTTCTCTATTTCCGCAAATGTCTTTTCAAGCGACGCATTTTCTACAAATCTTAGTTTAGGTTTTGTGTCTTTCAGTGTGAACACACAGTAATTGCCTTGGCTGGGCAGCACTGTCTCAAGAAATTTTTTGTACATAGTAGTAGAGACAATAAGGGCAGGGACCAGCCCTGCCCGATCACAATACCCGTCAGACGGGGCCAGTTAAACTTTTGTAGTACTCCCTGCTAGACTTATAGTCCTTAAGCGGCAATACACCCGCCGCCGTATCAGCTTCGATGATCGTAATCAAAGCTTCTACTAGAGGCACGCGTTCCGACTGAATCCCCGCACCACGAAACCACATGTAAAGTGTTTGTCTGCTAACACCTAACAGGCGAGATACCATAGTAGACGGTAGGTTTGCGGCTATGCACTTCTTAGCCAAAACAATCCCGATACCGTCTCTTACGGTTTTGTAGCGCAAGAACTCAGTTAGTTTGGAACTGTGCTTTCTAGGCACTCTTCTTCGCCCACTTCTTAACTAGATCAGAAGGTGTGCTATCTGTAGCTTCTTCAGCTTCAGCGCGTTTGGTGCTCTCCCTCTTAGCAGGTTCATCAGACCCACCTTCATCGCTCTGATGCACAGTCAACTTGATCGCATTCTCAGCAGCTTGAGTCTTACTCTGCCGACGAATGATTTCAAGATCTTCCTGGTTTACTGCACCTGATGGAGAAAACAAAACGCGGGGTACTTTAGCCTTAGTGTCGAACTGCATCTTCGTAACAACAGCACCTGCGCTCACGTTGTGAGAAGCAAGCATTTGCACATACGGACGGAAAGGCCAACGCCCATTATCTTCTTCACCAAAGGATGAAGTAGCGGGTAAGACCAACTGATACACGGGGCCATCTAACTGTTGCGGCAACACAACCGCAGTGCGCCAAGACAGACGACATGCTGTACCCGTACCGCCTTGACCAGAACCTTTTACACTATTAGGACATGTGTTGCAGGTTGAGGCTGGGGGGTTCTTTACATCTGGGTGCGGCGTCTTGGAGTCCTGCGACCAGCAAGACGGAGAAACCTTCTCTCCATCTTTGTAGGCTTTGGCATACCAAGTTCTAGATGGATCATGAGCCATTTTGACAAAGACCACGTTCATGTGACGATCTTCGATAGAAGCCTGCTCTTTACCGTTGACCATCATACGGAACGTACCACCTGCTATAGAGATACGCTTACTACCAATGCTACCGGCAACAGCGGCGGTGTCTTCATCAAGCCCTGTTTGCACAAGGGCGGCGGCATTACCAAGAATAGTTGCGATTTCTGTACTCATTTTAACTGCTCCTTTACTTAAGCGACTGCTTCAACATTAAAAGACGCGGTGTCTTTCGACGGTTTACGAACCGTGATTGTGTATTCCCGCGCCACGTTTATACCTGGAGGTAAACCTTCTTTTTCCCTGCCAGACATAAATTCTTCAAAGTTACTCTCATGTACACGTTTCTGTAGCAACTGAGGCACTCTGTGTTCTAGTACAAATTCATGAAAAGTATCCCAATCTAGCACATGGAATCTGTTCTTGATGCCACGCATCACTGTGCCATTCGGTGTGCGGATACTATCGGCCCCTTGCTCAGAGCAAAGCTTCAACATTTCTTGCTCAAGCACTATCTGTTGACCCTTCAAGTCCTCATCTTCCCTTTTAAAATTAGCCGCAAGACGCTCACGTTCGGCACGAATTGCCATGAATGCTGCTGTTAGATCATTTACGTTCATTTTAAGCCTCCAATCCAATTTCACTTTGATAAAGGTCTACAAGCTTCTCATGTAGGTCGATCTTGTTCTCCAACATCTTATACATTCGCCGCTCAACTTCAGACCCAACTAGATGAACTACAGTCATCTTGTTCTTCTGCCCCACCCTATCAATACGGGCAATACACTGCATGTATGTCTCTACAGACATAACAGGCGACCAGAACACGATGGTATCTGCGGCAGTAAGTGTAACGCCATGCGATGCAGACTGAGGTTGAATAACCAAAATTCTTGGGTTATCACTAGTCTGAAACCGCAAAAAAATATTGCTACGCTCTGCCGCGCTTACGTCACCATTAATTACTTCTACGCTATGACCTCCTTTCTTCAAATTATCACTTACTAGACGAATCGTGTGCCTGAACGGAACAAACACGATCACCTTGTTTATCGTCTCATCTAAAACTTCTCCTAAGACGTTGAACCGTGGAGATACATCAAACTCAAGTACTTCTCCTGAGTCTGTGTAGATTGCCCCACCCGACAACTGCAACAACTTACTAAGCTTTGCGGCGGCGTTAACTGCGCTAACTTCTTCGCCAGCAGCTTTAATAAACATTTCGTTCTTCAACTCAGAATAATATTTTTGCTGTTGTGCCGTTAACGTAGTATCTCTGTACTGATACATGACATCAGGCAGATCAAGGCATTCTGCTTTTGTGTAGCGTATCGCTGGCTGTAATGCGTTAAAGACCACATCCTTAGCCCCAGGCTTTGGCACCCACTTAAACTTGCTGACAGGAAACATGACCTTGTCACGCCATGCGGTAAAGAACTTTGGTACACGGTCCGGATTGACTAGCTTTGCTAAGCCGTAAGCGTCTACCGGAGACTGAGAGGCAGGAGTACCGGTAAGCATCCATAGCCCTGTGTTTGGTGTCAGTAAAAGCTTCAAGGTTCTCCAACGTACGGTGGTCGTCGTTTTATAAGCGTTAGCCTCATCAATTACTATGAGGTCAAACCCTGCTTTTTTAATTTCTTCTTTGACTGTCGCAACGCCGTCGTAGTTAATGATGACAAACTCGTAGTCTCCATCTAAAACTTTTTTGCGCTTAGCTGTAGTGCCATGCGCTACAGCCGCTTTTCTGTGCATAGCGGTCTTAAAAATATCTGACTGCCATGCCGAGTACATAATTGATAGAGGGCAGATGATGAGTACTTTTTTGATCAAACCTAGGTCCATCAAGTAGTCTGCCGCCCACACCACTGATGAAGTTTTACCTGTACCAGCTTCGTTAAAACAGAACGCTCTTTTGTTGCTGACTAAGAATTGTGAAGTATCTCTTTGGTGATCAAATGGCTTGAACATGCCAGGCCATGAATAGTCTTTGTTCATATAAGTCCTCACTAAAGTTAACTAGGGTAAATCTTTATAGTTCTAATAACGCATCGGTAAGGGGCGAACCCCTCACCGTGCGGCTAAGCCTGTCGCGCGGAGGCATCACATGAATGACAGACGCCGCTTAGCTGACGCAGTTACGTAAGACCGCTTGCGCTCCTTGAGACTCACTTACGCCTAACAGTCTCAGGCTACCGACGAAGGAGAGGGGGGAATCGGTAGGCTTACACCCGCATAGTAGAGGGCGTTTAAAAATATGTCAAGTCTTTTTTCGCTCTCGTTTGCTTTTTTCAGAGACAAGCTTCCTAGAGGAATCCCTTAGAAAGGAACGGTTGCTATCAGGTGAGGTTATCTGATACCCATCACTATTAGATCCACCCTTTGATAGCGCACGTTTATGAGCAATGTCTTTGCCTTCACGTGCATCGGCTTTACCGTTATTGTTTTCGTCTTTGCCTTTTTTGTCTACGGCGCGACGGGCACGTTGTCGCTCCATACGGTTAGGATGTTCACCGCGTGCTTTCTGTTGTTGATATTCTTTTTTGTACGGCCTAGGTTTGTTGACATAGGGCATGACCTATCTCCTAAAAATTTTTGGAATCAAATGCTTCTTTTAATTCGTTTGGATATTTTTGTTGTGCTACTTCGATATTACAAAGTGCTACGTCTGTGCGTTCTGGGCCTTTACGCATAAAAGCGTACCCATCATTTTCACTGTGTTCCCATAACATACCATCTTTGATGTAATACCAAGTTTCTCTTTGAGACCCCATTTTTATCTCCTTTACTCTTTAAAAAACTGACAAGTGGTTACAGGGCAAAACCTACACAGAGGAGACGGTATGGCAGGCCACTCATCTTTTTCGTATGCCATAGCAAGTCTCTGAAGATCGCCTTCAAATGCAGTCCACAACTCGGGTATTTGATCTCGTGTGTATGACTCATCAACTATGTGGTTCTTCATTATGAACATCAACGCGCCACGCACATTTTGTATTTCAGGGAAGTGTGAAAAGACTAATAGGGCCATAAGCTTTAACTGTCTCGGCTCTGGGTATCGCTCACTGCCTGTCTTGTAGTCAATGATAAAAGCATTCTCATCATCAAGTATTAGCAGGTCTGCGATGCCCCGCACCCACATATCTTTTGCCGCCCAGGTGCATGGAGCGCAATCAAAGGTCAGCGCCATCCTATGCTCGGTCAGCTTGCGCCCAGGTATCTCTATGAGCGCGTCTACCCATTCTTTGAATCTAAGATAATTTAGCGGTAGTTCAGTGCCATTTTTGACATACTTTTCTAAGGCTTCGTGAACCTTGTTGCCATAGCTTGCAGCTTCGTTAAATTTTGGCTCAAAGTTCTTTAAGACCTTGACTTCTTGATAGCGTTTAGGACACCCAACAAAATCTTTTAAGCTACTGAACGACCACTGAATCTTTTGCATCATTCTTCCTTAACTATGTGCAGACGTGGCCTTGTCATAGCATGTAATATGGCTTTCATCTCTCTAGCCTTTATGCACAGCTCTGTAGCTTTTTCAAGGCACACTGCGTATCTATGGTGGTTAAAATCAATTTCAAGTTCTGCGGCTAAGCGTTTTACCTCAATAAGATTTTGCGAGTAATCTTCAACTTTTGCAAGTTCCATTAGCAGTCTCCGTAGGAACGACCATGTTTTGCTTCACAAGTAATTGGAAGCCCCGACGCCCAGGCTGGACGTGTATTCATGCACCGCACAATAAAGTCTTGTGCTTCATCTACTTCATCCTCAGGCACTACACACACTACCGCATCGTGAACAGTCAGGGCTGGCCTGTACCTATCAAAGATGAGTAACATCTGTTCCCCGACTACGCAACGAGCAAGAGCCTGTACGATGTTCTCTACTACGGAGCCGCCCCATAAAGACACCGGTCCTTTACGAGAATCATAGACGACACGTGTCTTAGTCTCAGAAGTATCTTTACGGATGTTTGGGTACCGTATGTAGAAGTTGTTTGGCAAAAGTATCCCTTCAGGGGTGGCTGAAACGCAATCTTGCACACCGATGAAGTAGTCTTTTTTGTCTTTAGGCCAAGAAATAAGTTCTTCTAAAAACTTATCACATTCACCCCATAGATCTACTATCTTGTCATTTCTTTCCCGATAAAGATCAACTATATCTTTGGCTTTATCGTCATCTACTATTGCGCCAGGCGGCTGAGTCTTTAAGGTGTGCTGAAGCTTTGCTGAACCTGTGCCGTAGCCAAGCCCAAGGATGCAGGTCTTGCCTACAAATCTTTCTATCGGATTGTCTTTGCTGATAGGTTTTTTGTATATCTTAGAGGCAAACTCTGAGTAGACATCGCGACCTTCGGCGAACGCCTGCACTACATCATTCTGACCAGCCAGCCACGCAAGTACACGGGCTTCGATCTGAGACGAGTCACAGTTAATTACCATGTAACCCTCTGGCGCAATCACGGCATTCTTCAAAGTCTTTTTCTTTTTGTCGCGGCTCGGTAAGTTTTGAAAGTTCACCTTGTCAGAGCCAGCCCATCGACCTGTGTGTGCCCCATAATATTTTAGTGGTATGGGTAGCTTGCCGCTATTTCGGTCGCCGACATCTATGAATCGCTTGATGCGAGACTCTTCAATTGTGGACTTCGTTCCGAGGCGCACCGCACACAAGTGTTGTATAAAAGTATCTTCATGTTCAGTTAACGTAATGAACCCTTCGTCGTTTTTAGCCAGCGCGTATGTTTGTTTACCGGTTGTTGGGCTTTCTTTCATGGGGACCAACACCCCAAATTCAGTCAGCAAATTGGCAAACTGCTTATTTGATGCCAGTTTTTTACGCACCGACTCTTCGTTTTCGCACTTAAGCTTTTCTTTTAGGGACCCAAGCAACTCGGCTTTCTCTTGCCGTAGGTCGTCTATCCTTTGCATAAGGATATCTCTGTTCACATACAGCACGGGGTTGACGAACATCCTCAAGGTAAGGTCAATCAGTTTCATCTCAGACTGAACAAACTTAGGCCCCATGAGACTGAATAGCTTGTAAGTTAGTTCTACGTCGTTTTTGCAATACTCACCGTAGCGCTCTAGTTCTTCTGGTGTGAAGTCGGTCTTGCGTTTACCTTTGGCGTTTATTACCTCATTACCTTTCTCGCCTATTTCATACCGCTTAACCAATGCGGCTAAGGAACCACCAGCGTCTACACCATGCAATGCACGGGCCATGCACAGAGTGTCTAGATACATCTCTGGGTATATTTTTAAAGTCCATCCTAAGATCGCCGCATCAAACATTGTGTTGTGACACAGAAGTGCGGAGTCTTTCCAGGGTAAAGAAAGAAGATGCTTATTTAGCGTTTCACGTGACCCTGAAACCCAATATGCCGGGGCATCATTGATTTTTACGCCCACTCCGATTATTTCAAAGTCTGCACTACGTATGTACTCTTCCGTAGTTAGTCGTGTAAGGGAAAACCCTGTGTCGTAGAACGTCTCAAAGTCTAGGCAGATTATGTTTTTCATCAGTCTTTTATCTTGTAAAGAACCACGTTGCCTTGGCGTATCTTGTCCACTACTTGCCTCTTAACGAACTCGGTCAAGGCTCTGGACACGGCGTTTTCAGATGCTATGAAGTACTTGGATAGCTGTTTAACCGTGACCGGCCTCTTATGTTCTACAAGGTAATCCCATACTTTGTCCTCAATCTTTCGCACTCTCGCACTCCTCTATAAGTTTATTCAGATACCACTGCGCTTTTTTAAGATCTTCCAGGGCGTCTCCTTTGTAGCCCGTACGGCTTAGATACTTAATAGCGGTTAGCCGCAGGTGCCCCTTAAACTCTTCCGGTGTGGACTTAGCCTTCATGTAGTCAATCGTCTCGATGCCACCAACTTTGTAGTGTGGTGGGTGGTTGACCGAATCTGAGATTAAATGGAATGGCGCAGTGGGATATTTAGTCATTGTCATGTATCACCTCAAAGGTTGTTTGTTAGCCCACATGTTTACGCATGTTTGTTCCAAGTCCATAGAAGGCGGGTTTGTTTTTAATGCGTCTTTCAAGCCCA